CCTTGCGGGCGTTCTGCGGCACGAGTGCCATACTGAGCTGCCCTATCCGGAGACGGGAAGTCAGCTGAGTGGTGTTTTCATCAATGTCTCCGAGGAGGTAAAGATGACTACACGGACTCGACGTCGCGTTGACAACGAGACGCTGGAAACTATCGGATGGGAGCAATACGCTCTCCACGCCGATCAGTATTCATCACTTCGTGAGTTCCCCAGAACAGGATATTGGGAGTTCCCAGAAGCAGGGCTATCAGGCTATAATCTAGTCGACAGTCCGGCAGACCGGGATGCTATCAAGTCCTTTATGTACGCGAATTGGAGACTCTTCGCGGCACGTCGGGATGAAGGTGGAACTGTAGCCATAGGGTATTCCCAATATGGCCATTCTACCATCACCGATACGCCTACGAAGAACTTCAAGAAGCTATCAGCCTCGGGTGCTATTGTCAACAATGCATATAGCCGTACAAAGGTAGAGTTCAAATCTGCTTTAGTTGAGGATAAGAGTTCGAATGAAACCCCTCCGAACGTTGTCTTAGACAACTGGACGAACTGGTCAATTCAATTCTATATCCACACGGCCTGGGAGAGCGTATCAAACGCTTACCTTTCGGCTCCAAAGCAGGTTGTAGAATTCTTGGAGAGCTATCGCCCTCCTATACCTGGGCGCCAAACTGCGATTAACAACGCGTTTGGCAACATTCAACAAGGGGAAGTTGAGCTTCTCGTTATGGCGGCCGAAGGCCGCAAAACGGTCCAGCACCTTGTTTCCGTCGTCTTGAGGTTCGCGAAGCTCGTACGAGCTTTAAAAACCGGAAACTTTCAGAGTATTTCTCCGAAGGTTTACAAGAAGTGGAAAGAGGGTGCCTACGGTAAAGCGGCCACATCTGCTGATGTGTTCGCTGACGCTTGGATGGAAGCTCGGTACGCTTGGGTTCCGACGGTTATGGACGCCATTGGCGCCTTTAACATTCTTACGGGAAATGTGTCTAATCGACAGACTTTCCGTGGCGTCGAATCTGAGCAGTACATTGATCAAATTGATCAGCTTGTTGATTGCGGCTTTGCCAACGTTCGCCTACAGGCTAACGTCTTTGGCAATATGAGTTGTCGCGCCGGTGTCCTGACAGAGGCGGTGATTGATTCACCGAACCTTAAGTCCACCGGCGTGTTCAACATGGCCACAGCAGTTAAGGAAGTGATTCCTTACAGTTTCGTGTTGGAGTGGTTCGTAAACCTATCCGGTTTACTTTATTACCTCAATCCGAATCCGCTGCTGCGGCCTCTCGCCGCTTGGGCGACCGATAGCTGGGAACTCCAGTTTACCGGTCATATCACTTGGGATACTCCCCTCGGCAGACAACTAAGCGTCCCAATAATGGGCCGTTTGTCAGCTAAGGATCGTACTCCAATCGATGGTCCAAGTATATTTACCATTGATGTCAACTTAGGCATCGCCAGAATCCTAGATGGCGCAATATTACTATTGCGTAACCTTCGCTAAGGCTGAAGATACCATCTGTGGACCCTGTCTCTCACAAGGACAAACCTCATGAAACTGACTACTAAGCACGCAGACGGCTCCGTAAAAACTTACGAAGCAATCCGCCATGGCGGTAATCGCGCCGAGTACATTGCCGAGACTCACGACGACCTGAATAAGGATACTGCAATTGTATCCTCTCAGTCGCCGAAACGTCAAGGTAACTCCCTCGGTGTGCGCCGTGCGTCCGTAAACTTCGTGCGCAGCATCGCTGTGCCGACTGTGACCGGCGAGAAGACCGAGAGCAAAGATGGCAAGATGGAAATCTTGGCATCCTTCCCGGTGGGTATGACTGACGATCAGTTTGCGGAGTTCTGTGCTAATGCGCAAAACTTCTTTGCTGATCCGGAGCAGGTGAAAGCGATCTTCCGTATCGGTAAGATCTGCTAACGTCCGTTTCCTTTCATCCCTGGGCGAAAGCCCCATTCTCAAGGAGCTAATTCCATGCGGAATTACTACCGGTATACGCAGGCAGCTAACGCTAACTGCAACATCACACAAGACGATAGTCACTGGGTGATGTACGAGGCTTACGTAGCAAGCCATGCCTCCACTTTCACCTTTCTCCAGCCTCTCCTAGCGTTGATTCGCCGTAGAGATGTGGCTGGGGTAATGAAAGTGGCGTCGCACATTGGAGACGTCACGTTGTTACATGACGGTCAAATGCCTCTTATGGAGGCACGTGTGCGCAGGCAGGTTGATGTGTTCTTGAAGAAGTTCCCGTTTTCGCGTGAGGAATATGACGTTGACCGGAAGGCTGTAGCATTGTCAAAAATGCTCGCAGCCGAAGATCAATGTCGTCTCACGAATGTAAAGCTGGATTGGCGCTCTCCGGCGCTACTTCCTCCTTTCTTACGTAGAGCACGCAGCTTAATCGCTGGTGTTTTAGGTGAGTTAGAACCTCGTGTAGTGATGAAAATCCTACAAGGGGGAACGCATGGACCAGGCGCGACCACGGCGAGCAGAGGGAACAGGGTGACTCCATACTATAAATTTATGGATTTGCCCTACACCTGTACTGCTGAGGCGCGAAGTTACGCGTTTGCTGCTATTTCGTCAGACCCTCAATGGATGGAAATCCTTGAGCAGTCCGGTCGGCGGCCTTTTGTGCCGCTGCCCGGGACTCCACTCTATCAGAAGCAACTTCAGCTTCTGAATGAGTGTGTCGAGATTGTAGCACCCGACAAGGTTACCTTTGTCCCCAAGGACTGTCGTACTGACAGACCTATTGCGGTTGGTAACAGCCTTAATATGTACTTGCAGCTCGGGGTGTGTGACTACTTAGTTACACGCCTCAAGCACGCCGGTGTTGATCTTTCAGATCAACAACGCAATGCAGACATGGCGGGCCTGGGCTCCAAGCATGCTTGGATCGGCGATCTCGAGAATCCTTCGTCGTTCGCGACGATAGACCTCGCTTCCGCCTCTGACACAATTTAACTGGAATTGTGAAAGCCCTGTTACCAAGTGATTGGTTCGCGTTCCTCGATGACCTCCGGCACAAAACCGGACTAGTCGAAGGCGATGAA